GAGGAGATAATTTTAGAAAATTATATAAAGGATCAGATGTCAATAAAAGAAACAAAAACGGACAAACCAGTACTGGTCTTTACAGTCTTTTTATTCCTATGGAGTGGAATTATGAAGGTTTTATTGACGAATATGGTCAACCAGTTTTTGACACTCCTGAAACAGAGGTCAAAGGACCATACGGAGAAACAATAGATATAGGAATACTAGAACATTGGCAAAATGAAGTTGATGGTCTAAAGAGTGATGGAGATGCTCTTAATGAGTTTTATAGGCAATTTCCTAGAACCGAAGAGCATGCTTTCCGAGATGAAACTAAGAATAGTATATTTAACTTAGCTAAGATCTACGAACAAATAGATTACAACGAAGACATATCAAGTAGTGCAAGAACTACTAGAGGTAATTTTCAATGGGTCAATGGCGTTAAGGATTCAAAAGTTATATTTTATCCTGATGCTAAGGGTAGGTTTAACATAAGCTGGACGCCACCGCTACATCTACAAAATAATATAGTAGATAGAAATGGTTATAAATCACCTGGTAATTTACATATCGGTGCTTTTGGTTGTGATAGTTATGATATTTCGGGGACTGTCGACGGGCAAGGTTCCAAAGGAGCTCTTCATGGCCTCACCAAGTTTTCCATGGAAGATGCTCCTCCAAATCACTTTTTCTTAGAATATGTTGCTAGACCTCAGACCGCTGAGATTTTCTTTGAAGATGTTTTAATGGCATTAATATTCTATGGTATGCCAATACTAGCTGAAAACAATAAACCTAGACTTTTATATTACATAAGACGTAGAGGTTATAGAGGTTATTCAATGAATAGACCTGACAAGGTTTGGAATAAATTATCTACAACAGAAAAAGAAATAGGTGGTATACCTAACTCTAGTGAAGATATAAAGCAATCACACGCTGCCGCTATTGAAATGTATATACAAGAACACGTGGGTTTAAAGCAAAATGGTAATTATGGCGATTTATATTTCAATGAAACTCTTAATGATTGGTCAAAATTTGACATAAACAATAGAACAAAGTTTGATGCAGCTATAAGCTCAGGTTTAGCAGTTATGGCTTGTAACAGGCATCTGTATTCACCCAACGTAAATAAAGAAAAACAAAATATAAGTATTGGTTTCTCAAGATATAAAAACGAAGGAAATTCATCAACAATAATAAAGTAAAAATATGGCTCATTCAATTAGTAGTAATTTATTTCCTAGTCAAGTAGTTAGCGATTTAGAGAAGGTAAGTATGGAATATGGTCTAAAGGTAGGCCAAGCTATAGAGTCTGAATGGATAGACACTGAGTCTGGAGGAAATAGATTTAAAAGTAACGAAACAAGTTATCATAGACTTAGACTATATGCTAGAGGAGAGCAGTCTACACAGAAATATAAAGACGAGTTATCTATAAATGGTGATTTGTCTTATCTTAATTTAGACTGGAAACCAATACCTATAATACCTAAGTTTGTTGATATTGTTGTTAATGGTATATCTGAAAGAACGTTTGATATAAAAGCTTATTCTCAAGATCCTTATGGAGTTAGCAAGAGGACAGAATATATGGAAAGTATATTGACTGACATGAGATTAAAAAACTTTGATAATTTTTTTAGACAAAACTTTAATATAAATCTTTCATCAACACCAGAAGATGAACTTCCAGATTCTAAGGAAGAACTAGAGTTGCACATGCAATTGTCATATAAGCAAAACGTAGAATTAGCTGAAGAGCAAGCTATAAACGTTTTACTTAACAAAAACAAGTACAATTCTATTAGAAAAAGAATAAACTATGATTTAACTGTTATAGGTATAGGTGCTGTTAAAAATACGTTTTCAAAATCAGAAGGTGTTAAAGTAGAATACGTGGATCCTGCTAATTTAGTATATTCATATACTGAATCACCAGAGTTTGAAGATATATATTATGTTGGTGAAGTAAAAACAATACCTATTAATGAATTAAAAAAACAATTTCCTGATCTAACAACTGAGGATTTAGAAGAAATAACAACACAACCAAGTTCTAAAAAACGTGGGTACAGTAGAGCTAACCTAAACGGTGATAACTCTGATTCTAACCAAATAAAGGTATTGTATTTTAACTATAAGACCTACATGAATGAGGTTTATAAGGTTAAAACAACTAGCACTGGAGCTAGTAAAATACTAATAAAAGATGATCAATTTAATCCTCCTACAGAAGTACTTGATGAAAACTTTGAAAAAGTATCTAGATCATTAGAAGTGTTATACGAAGGAGCTTTAATACTTGGTACTAAGAAGTTACTAAAGTGGGAAATGGCTAAGAACATGATGAGGCCAAAGAGTGACAATACTAAAGTAAAAATGAATTACAGTATTGTTGCACCTAGAATGTATAATGGCAAAATAGAATCACTAGTAAGCAGAATAACTGGCTTTGCTGATATGATTCAATTAACTCATTTAAAGCTACAGCAAGTTTTATCTCGCATGATACCAGATGGTGTTTACTTAGATGCTGATGGTATAGCAGAAGTTGATTTAGGTAATGGGACTAACTACAACCCGCAGGAAGCGCTTAATATGTTCTTTCAAACTGGTAGTATTATAGGTAGATCACTAACATCTGACGGTGATATGAATCCAGGTAAGATTCCAATTCAAGAGATATCTAGTGGTAGTGGTGGTCAAAAAATGCAGACACTTATTCAGACGTATAATTATTATCTACAAATGATAAGAGACGTAACTGGATTGAATGAAGCTAGAGATGGTAGCACACCTGACCCTAAAGCATTAGTAGGTGTACAAAAGCTAGCAGCAGCAAACTCAAATACAGCAACAAGACATATACTTCAAGGTGGAGTTCATTTAACTTCCGAGCTAGCAGAGTGTTTGTCGTTAAGAATATCAGACATAATAGAGTATTCTCCTACAAGAGAGGCTTTTATACAAAGTATAGGTGTTCATAACGTTGCTACGTTAGAAGAAATGTCTAACTTACATATTCACGACTTTGGTATATTCATAGAACTAAAACCAGACGAAGAAGAAAAGCAAATGCTTGAAAATAATATTCAAGTAGCTGTTCAACAAAAAACCATTGATTTAGAAGACGCTATAGATTTAAGAGAAATAAATAACATTAAATTAGCAAATCAATTACTTAAATTAAGAAGACAGAAAAAACAAAAGAAAGATCAAGAGATTTCCCAACAAAACGTTCAAGCTCAGGCTCAAGCAAATGCTCAACAACAAGAAGCAGCTGCGCAATCAGAGGTTAAAAAGCAGCAAGCATTGATTCAAATAGATAGTGAATTGGAAAAGCTAAAGTCACAACTAGACATGCAGAAAATGCAGGTTGAAATTCAAGCTAAAAAAGAGCTGATGCAATTAGAGTTTCAAATGAACATGCAGTTAAAGCAAATGGAGGTTCAATCAGTACAAGGTAAAGAAAAAGAAAAAGAAGACAGAAAAGACAAAAGAACTAAGATACAAGCCAGTCAACAATCAGAGTTGATTGATCAAAGAAAAAACGAAAAACCTCCTAAGAATTTTGAATCATCAGGTAATGATACATTGGGTGGTTTTGACTTAGGTTCGTTTGAACCTAGGTAATTATTTTTACATTTTTTATTATATTATATTATGGCTAAGAAAAAAGAACAATTAGAAGAGGTTGTAGAAGTTACAACTGAAAATAAACAAGAACAAGTAGAGGTTAAAGAAGAACCTGTTTTAAAGGTTAATAAAAAACCTTCTATGAAACTAAAAAAAGATGAAGTTACTAAAATAGATCTTAGAGAAGTTAATAAATCTCAAGAAGATGTGATTAATAAAGAAGAAGAACAAACAAAACAAAATGAACAATCAAGATCAGAAAAACAACCAGTGGGCGAAGACACCACAACCAAAGGTTCAGTCTCAGAAGAAAGTGAAGAACAAGTTTCCAAAGATGAACAAGACAGCGTTCTCGAGGAGATAACAGAAGAAGAGGTTGAAGAAAAAGCAGAAGAATTAACTAATGAAGTTAATGAAGCTGTTGAAGAACAAAAACAAACTGGGGAAGAGCTACCTGAAAACATACAAAAGGTAGTTGAGTTCATGAAAGAAACTGGAGGAGATCTACAAGACTACGTTAGATTAAATCAAGATTATTCATCGCATTCAGATTCACAATTGCTAAAAGAGTTTTATAAATCTACAAAGCCTCATTTAGATGATGCAGAGATAGACTTTTTAATGGAAGATTCTTTTTTGTGGGACGAAGATGTAGATGATGAAAGAGATATTAAAAGAAAAAAATTAGCGTTGAAAGAGCAAGTCGCTAATGCTAAAAGCCATCTAGACGGGCAAAAGTCTAAATATTATGAAGAAATCAAAATGGGTTCTAAGTTAGCACCTGAACAGCAAAAAGCTATTGATTTCTTTAATCGTTACAATAAGGAATCTGAACAAACAACGAAGTTAGCTGAAGAACAAAAGTCTGTATTTCATAGAAAAACCAATGAGGTTTTTTCCGATAAATTCAAAGGTTTTGAATATAACGTGGGTGAAAAAAAATATAGATTTAATGTTAAAGATGCTGGTAAAGTTAAGACAGACCAAAGCGACATTGGTAATTTTATTGGAAAGTTTCTAAATGAAAAGAATCAAATGTCAGATGCTAAGGGTTATCACAAGTCTATGTTTACCGCAATGAATCCAGATGCTATCGCAAACCACTTCTATCAGCAAGGTAAAGCAGATGCTTTGAAAGAAAGTATCTCAAAGTCTAAGAATATAGACATGAATCCAAGACAAGGTCTTGCTGGTTCTACTAGCACTGATGGATTTAAGTTTAAAGTTTTAGGTAATGATTCTTCAAAATTAAAATTTAAAATTAAAAAATAAAATAAAACAATTATGGCAATTACAAGTGCAAGTGGTCCAGATACGGCACCACGCAAACAAACATTATCAACAAATTATTTAGATCTAGCTTCGACCGCTAATGAAGGTTGGGCGCAGCAGTATCTACCTGATTTGATGGAAAAAGAAGCTGAAATATACGGTAATAGGACTATTTCAGGTTTTTTAAGTCAAGTAGGAGCTGAAGAATCCTCACAATCTGATCAAGTCGTATGGTCTGAGCAAGGTAGATTACACCTAGCTTACACGGCTACTAATGAAACAGCTGATGACGCTAACGTTTTTACTATTGTAAATGACGTAGATGGTAATACCGTTGGAGCAGCACACGGCATTAGAGTAGGAGATCAAGTTCTTGTAGGTGGTAAAACTCAAAACAAGCAGTTTAACGGTTATGTTTCAGCTGTAAGTGATGCTGCTGTTACTATTCTTTCTTATACAACTCAATTCTTTGCTTTTGCAGCGGATGCAGGTGCAGGAAATTATCAAATACTTGTTTATGGTTCAGAATTTGGAAAAGGTAAGGAAGGCAGATCAGTTGCTAACGCTCCTCAGTTCAAATCACTAAACAACAAGCATATTATCTTAAAGGATTTTTATGAAGTTTCTGGATCTGATACGTCTGCTATTGGATGGGTTGAAGTTACTGGAGAAGAAGGTCAGTCAGGATACTTATGGTATTTGAAAGCTGAAGGTGATACTAGAGCAAGATTTGCTGATTATCTAGAAATGTCAATGATGGAATCTGTTAAAGGTGTTGAAGGTAATTCAACTGCTGATGGTTCTATTAACGGAGCTGCTAAAGGCTTTGGTACTGAAGGATTATTTTCTGCTATCACATCTCGTGGTCATGTAACAGATGGTCTTGATTCTGGAACACCTGCAACTAACTTTGCTGAGTTTGATGCTATGTTAGCCACGTTTGATAAAAATGGTGCTATTGAAGAGAACATGATGTTTTTGAATAGACCTACAGCTCTTAAAATTGATGACATGCTAGGAAGCATTAACAGCGCTTATGCAGCTGGTAGTTCTTTTGGAGTATTCAGCAATAGCGAGGACATGGCGTTGAATCTTGGTTTCTCAGGTTTCCGTAGAGGATCTTATGATTTTTACAAGTCTGATTGGAAATACTTGAACGATCAAGGAACTAGAGGATTTATTAATGATTCAAATACTGGAGCCATTAGAGGAGTTGTTATTCCTGCTGGTGTTTCATCTGTATATGATGAGCAGCTAGGTAAGAACTTAACTCGTCCTTTCCTACATGTACGTTACAGATCTTCTGAAACTGATGATCGCAAGATGAAGACTTGGGTTACTGGTTCTGTTGGAGCACAAACTTCTGGAAAAGATGTAATGGAAGTACATTACCTATCTGAAAGATGTTTAGTTACTCAAGGAGCTAATAACTTCATGTTGATTAAAGGTTAATACATTTATTTAATAATTACCCTTGTCCTTTGGATGAGGGTAATTTTTACTCTTTATTACACTTATTATATTATATTATATCATGGCAAAAAAACAAAATACAGTAGGTACTTCTGAAGAAGTAGTATCAACAATAAAAGTAGAAAAACCAATTGTTAAAAAGAAAAACGATTGGGTTATAAAAGACAGAATGTATGTCTTAAAAGACGATGCAAGACCTTTGAGCTATTCTATGAAATCAAGCGAAATATATTATTTCGATGAAGATCAAGGATATGAAAGAGAATTAAAATATACTACAAATCAAAAAACCGTTTTTGTAGATGAAATGAAAGGTGATCAAATATTAGGCAGAATTGTTTTTGAAAATGGAGGACTATTTGTTCCTAGAGAGAAAACAGTTCTACAAAAAATGTTATCAATTTATCACCCTAGGGTAAACAGTCTATACGAAGAGTACAAACCAGCTGAAATAGCTAGAGATGAGCTCGTTGATTTAGAACTTCAAATAGATGCATTAAATGCAGCTAAGAATTTAGATATAGACATAGCCGAGGCGGTGATGCGTGTAGAGATTGGATCTGAGGTTAATAGCATGAGTTCTAAGGAACTTAAACGAGATTTACTACTGTTTGCTAAGTCTAACCCAGAGTTATTCTTAGAATTAGTTTCTGACGACAACGTGCAGCTAAGAAACTTTGGTATTAAAGCAACAGAGGCTGGTATTATTAAATTATCTCAAGATCAAAGAAATTTTACTTGGGGTAGTAATGGAAGAAAAGTTATGACTGTTCCTTTTGATGAGCATCCATATTCTGCACTAGCAATTTTCTTTAAAACAGATGAGGGTATGGAAATATACTCTAATATTGAAAAACGATTAAAGGACTAAGTTCCATGTAGATGTTAGGCCATCAACTGGTGGCTTAACTACTACAAAATAAAAAATTATGGCAATAAATATAGATACTGTCTATCAAAGAGTTTTAGGTATTTCTAATAAAGAAAAAAGAGGCTATATAACACCACTTGAATATAATCTTTTTGCTAATCAAGCTCAATTAGATATTTTCAACCAATACTTTTATGATTTAAATCAATTTGCTAGAATACCATCTACACAGGATGAGTATGCTAGTTCTGTTGATTTGATAAAAGAAAAAATGTCTATATTTGAGTTATTTAAACAAGCAGTAATAGCTACAAGTAACAACACGTTTACCCTAAATACAGCTTTGTATAAGCTTGGAGACGTATACCTAACTGTTTCAGGAACAGACTTTTTAGTAGAAAGATTAAGTAAAAAAGAACTAATAAAATATCAATCATCTCCTTTAGCAAAACCTACGACAGCAAGACCTGTATACATTGATAAGACGGATTCTGGAAATAAAATAGAGGTTTATCCAGCTACTATAACGTCAGGCGTTACTTATAATTATATAAAAAAGCCTTCGGCTGTTAGTTGGACTGGTACTATAGTAAATGATATATCTCTTTATAATAGCTCAACATCTACAAACTTCGAATTACATGAGTCAGAAGAAACAAGTCTAGTAATAAAAATATTAGCTTTAGCTGGTATATTACTTGAAGATCCTCAGTTATACCAAGTGTCTTCTCAGGAAGAAGTAAAAAAAGTACAACAAGAAAAAGCATAATAAATGGGACTACTAGGAACAACAACTCAAGAATCTTATTATAACCAAGCACAAAATTTTATAGGTAATGGATCAACAAAAGTATTTGCCATAAGCACAAATAGTATAAATCCACTACCTTCGGCAGAATCTGAGTTTGAGGTATTTATAAACGAACAGCTTATAAGTAATGATAATTATACTTATTCTTCACCAAATTTAACATTCACTAACACAAATGTGAATTTGGTAGTTCAACTAGCGGATGGTTCTCCTAAGGCTAACCTTAAAATAATAGTAAGACAAACAGCTGGTAATGAGCAGTATGGTTCATACCAACATGTTTCAATAAACGATATTATAAATAACTTTATGGTATCATATGTGGGCGATGATAAGATTATACAAAAAGTAAAAAAGTCTGACGTTGCTTTTCACGCACAAAGAAGCTTACAAGAATTAAACTATGATACGCTAAAATCTTTTAAAGCTCAAGAGATAGAAGTATCTCCTTTGTTGAATATGGTGTTGCCTCAAGATTTTGTTAATTATGTTAAGGTTAGTTGGTCAGACAATGTTGGTATTGAGAGAATAATATATCCAACTAGAAATACTAGCAACCCATTGGGCATACTTCAAGATTCTGATTATAAGTATTTATTTGATGCAGATGGCAAACTTCAAACGTCATATAATTCTACAACTTGGGATAAGTTCTCAAAAGCATCAACACCAAGTTCAAATGACAACTCAAAATCCCATGATCATGAATTAATCATTGATTCAAAAAGATTTGGTATACTACCTGAGTATGCTCAAACAAATGGATCTTTTTTCATAGACAACATAAAAGGTATAATATATTTTAGCTCTAACGTATCAGGAAAGATAGTAACGTTAAAATATATAAGTGATGGATTAGGAACCGACTCTGAAATGGTTGTTCATAAATTTGCTGAAGAAGCTGTATACAAATATATAGCTCATGCTGTTCTAGCTAGCAAAAGCCAAGTGCCTGAGTATGTAGTAAGCAGATTTAAAAAAGAAAGGTTTGCAGAAATAAGAAAGGCAAAACTAAGATTATCTAACCTCAAGTCCGAGGAACTTACCCAAATAATGAGAAATAAATCTAAGCAAATTAAACATTAAGATATGCCAGAGATAAAACATCACTTCCGAGCAGGTCGGATGAATAAAGATCTTGATGAAAGATTAATACCTAATGGTGAGTATAGAGATGCGCAGAACATAGAAATAGTTACTTCTGAAGGTTCTGACATAGGTTCTATTCAAAACAGTCTAGGTAACACTTTGATCAACGGTAAAAAATTAAATGTTGGCACAAACACAGTATCTAACTGGAGTTCTAGCTTCATATCTAACTTAACCAATGCTGAGTGTATAGGTCATGTTGTGGACAACGAAAACAACAAAATATATTGGGTTATTGCATCCGATGAAGCTAGTTGTATAGCAGAGTATGATGACGTTACTAAAGAGGTTCTGCCTGTATTAGTGGACATGGGTAGCATATTAAACTTTAGTAAGGATTATTTAGTTACAGGTATAAACGTAATAGAGGGATTATTAGCTTGGACAGATAATAAAACTGATCCTAAAAAAATTAATATAGAGAAGTTTAAATCAGGCTCTGTAGACTTTGCTACCACTACGAAATACAATGGCACCGTGATGAATGCCACTCAAAGAGCTGCTTCTAGCAACTTTAAAAATGAGAATGTAACAACAATAAAACTAGCACCAAGAAATGCACCTACACTAACTTTAAGTTCATCTAAGAGATCTGGGGTAGGAACTAGTGCTAGCAATAATAGTGTTATAGTTTCTTATAACTTTTCAAGCATAAGTATTGGAGAAGATTTTACTATAGGTTTTGCACCTACACCTAATTTTTTAAAGGATGATATAATAACATTAACTACAACTCAAGATAATTCAGATAAAACAACAACAACATATAATTTAACAATAAAGATAACAGAACTATTAAACGAGGCTAATAGCGTTAGAGCTTCTCTATTAACAAAGCCTAATGATATACCTGATAATGCGCTGTTGTTTACATGTTTATTAGACGAGGGCAAGCCATTGTTTGAGAAGAAGTTGGTAAGATTTGCTTATAGATGGAAATATAACGATGGTGAGTATTCTACTTTTTCACCATTTTCAGACGTAGCATTTTTACCTGGAACATTTGAATACAAATCAGATGATGGTTTTAACGATGGTATGTTGAATACTGTTAAGTCAATAGTTATAAGTGGTTTTGAAAAACCAATTGATGTAGAAAAAATCGAAGTATTACTCAAAGAATCTAATAATAATTTAATTTATGTAACACATACCATAACCGATACATCAACAAGTTATACTGTTGAATCTGAAACACTAGGTTTAGTAATACCTTCTAATCAACTGCTAAGACCTTGGGACAATGTCCCATTAAAAGCTAAAGCTCAAGAGACTATTGGTAATAGATTAGTTTATGCTAATTATATTCAAGGCTACAATATACAGGATAACAATATACCTGAAATTTCTGTTACTTCTAAAGTTAAAAATAGAACATCTGCAATAGGTGTTGGTGAAAAATCAATTAAATCAGAAAGAACATACCAAATAGGTGTTGTGTATTCTGACTACTTTCAAAGAGAAACACCAGTTTTTTCTAGTAAAAAATCATCTGCTATCATAAATAAGATTCAAGCTGATTCTATAAACTCTCTTTCAGCAAGAATAGATAGTATACCTCCAGACTGGGCGACTCACTACAAGTACTTTGTAAAAGAAACTTCAAATGAATATTATAATCTTGCTTTAGATAGATTTTATATAGCTAAAGATGATAGTGTTTGGTTATCATTTCCATCATCTGAAAGAAATAAAATACAAGAGGAAAGATACATTACACTAAAAAAGAAACACGATTCTAATAATTTTGTTAAGGAAGAAGCAAAGTATAGAATATTAGATATACAGAATGAGGCACCTAGGTCACTAACGGTTGACATTAATTTAAAATCAAGCTATAGAGCATATGTATTAACAGATCCAATTAACAGACCCGCTGTAAACTCTTCTTACTTTAAATTTAGAGGACCAACAGATGTTGAAAATCCTGAGTTTGCTAGATCTTTTAATTCTTTAGGTTATGTTAGTATAACATCTTATGATAGTTCTGGTAAAGAAATAGGTACTACAGATAAATATAAGATAGAAAGTGGTGGCATAAATGGAGAGACAAATGGAAGCAGTAATGCTACTATAGTTTATGAAGTAAATCTAGAAGATGGTTTTGAATCAAAAGAATCATCTATATTATCTTCAACAAATCTTGAAGCAAATGAATATTTTAAAGTTAATATATATCAAGAGACTTCATCTTATAAATCTGAGTTTTCAGGAAGATTTTTTGTAAAAGTAAACAGAGATACTATTTTAGATGAAAACGTTATTGATGCATTTTCTTTAAACAAAGTAAAATATAGTGTAAAAGAAAAACAAAATATATCTTTAGATTCAACAAATGATTTCACAGAAGATAACGGTGAAAACTCTGGAATATCTTGGAAAGATTCAAAAGCTGAACATAACGAGTTTTTAGATCTTAGAATATTAGATAACGAACACCCTGCATTAGATAATAAAACATTTTCTTTTGTTTTATCAGGAGTTGATACTGGAAAAAATACTATAGAACATCACTTAGAAAATCAATTAAGCGACTTTTTATCTAAAATAAATACTGCAGGTACTCTCATACAATTCTCAAACTCAGGTGGTTTTACAGGTGGTATATATAAAATAACTAGCTGCAATGTAATTGCGTCGTATCGATCTGATGCTAAAAGTAGTAAAAAGAAATTATCAGGTAAAAGAAGAAGATACAATGTTCAACTTGAAAGCATAAAAGACGGAGGAGGTTATTTTGATAATTTTTTAGTTTCAGGCTCTACATCTTCTAATGGTATAATAACAGAGATTGCTATAGTAAAAAGAGAAATAGATTTTGAAAACGATAATCTAACATCTAACAATCCAGCTATATTTGAAACAGAACCAATTACATCTGTTGATTTAGATTTGTTTTATGAGGCTTCAAATCAGTTATTTATACTAAAGCCTGGTATGAAAATACAAAACACAGAGCATTTGGCTAAACAGGTAGTAACAGGAATAAACAACTCTGTTGATTCTAATGGAGACAAGACAACGTCTATATCTTGGTCAGGCACCATAAACAGCACTATTAACACTGGATATACATATAGGGTGTGGTCTAGTGATGAGTTATATTATAAGGATATTGAGGTCACAGGCGTTAATACAACAACAAGTATAACTTTAAGTCAAAGTAATAATGTACATGGATTTAGTAATGGCATTGACTGGTTTAATTGTTTCTCTTTTGGCAACGGAGTAGAATCAAATAGAATACAAGATGATTTTAATGCCATATACATAGACAAAGGGCCAACTGTTTCTTCAACAATAGATACTAGATACAAAGAGGATCACAAAAAAAGTGGTTTAATATTTTCTGGTATAATAAATTCTATAAGTGGCGTTAATGATTTAAATCAATTTATACAAGCAGAGGCTATAACTAAAGAGTTAAATCCAGAATATGGTAGTATACAGAGGCTAGTAGCTAGAGACACAGATTTAGTTACTTTTTGTGAAGACAAAGTTGTTAGAATATTAGCAAATAAAGATGCATTATACAATGCTGATGGTAATCCTCAATTAACTGCTAGCAATAATGTGTTAGGTCAAACAATACCCTACCTAGGTGAGTATGGTTGTAGTAAGTTTCCTGAAGCAATATGTTCTTATGGTTATAGAATGTATTTTTTAGACAGGGCTAGATCATGCGTTTTAAGGCTATCTAGAGACGGTATAACTAATATATCTGAAAAGGGTATGGGTGATTGGTTTAGTGACAATATACCGCTGTCCAATGGCTTTTTAGGCACGTTTGATGAAAATAAAAAGTGTTACAATTTAACTCTAAACAACTACACTATATCTTTTGATGAAAGAGTTGATGGATGGACATCGTTTAGGTCTTTTCTACCTGAGTTTGGAACTTCATTGAATGGTTTATATTACACTTTTAATCAAGGTTTATTATACTCTCATAACAATGCTATTAGAAACAACTTTTATGGTTCTGGTTATCAATCATCAGTAAACGTATTAATGAATGAAGCACCTTCTTCTATTAAACAGTTTAAAACATTAAACTATGAAGGAAGTGATTCTAGAAAGTACACGTACAGCGGCTCTAGTCAAACATTAGCTAAAACAGGTTGGTATGCTAACTCTTTAAAAACAGAGAAACAAACAGGTGTAGTTAAGGAGTTTGTAGAAAAAGAAGGATTATGGAGTAACTTTATATCAGGTGATACGACATCTATAGATAATTTAGATGAAAAAGAATTTACCGTGCAGGGTGTTGGTACTTATGCTTCCATAGCAGGCGCTACAGCAAGAACTCAAGTAACCATAACTAAAACCTTAGCTACGGTAGATGGTGATTTAACTGGTAAAATTACTATATCTGACCCCGTGTCTTTTGTACAAAATATAAACACATCTAATGCATCTAATACTACTTCATTTACCATAACACCACTTACGGGTTATACTTTAGTTCATAGTAATTTTAGTGGATCTGGTTGTACTTTTTCTCAAAGCGGAGCAAATGTAACATGCTCTTTAGCATCTACTGATACTTCTGTTACTAGTGATATAAGTAATACAGTTAACGTATCTCACTCAGGTGCACTTGCAACTACAACATACAGCGTGGGTTTAACGCATGAAACATTTGAGGAAAACACATCTACTTTAAGTAGAACTAGTATAAATACTTACACGGGAGGTGTTGTTGATGTTGAATCTACATTATTTACTATAGCATTTACTTCAGATTCAGGTTTTGAATTTGATGAAGCACCTGTAGCAACTGTTGTGTATAGCAATGGCGGCGGCGGTGATAACATGTATAGAATAACAAATAATTGGAGTGCATCAGACAAGGATGCTGTAGTTACTTTTACCGTTAGATATACTTTTGGATCTAAAAATCCTATTGGTGATAAAATAACATTTGTTGCTAAAGCTATTAGAGAAATAGTTGCAGTACCAACATCTATAACTGGTGTCAACTTTTCTAAAAGAACTATATTGTCTTCAGGTGAAACTAGAGGCTTTAAAATATTTGGAACACCTGGTGCTACTTTTAATATAACTAAAAGAGAGTTAGAGCAAACAAAAACAGTTGATGCAGCAAGTTATACTGTAATAACAAATTATGGTACATCTACCAATAGCGTAGGTAATAATATTTCATTTTGGCATGGAACAACTTATGCTTGGCAAGATCATCCTTATGTTGGACAACACTATATTCCAGCAAGCGGTGTTTATGATTTTGATGAAGTTATACCAGCGCTAACAAACTCTAACGAAAAATATATTTACTATAGAATAGATCCAGGTATAAACCAATATAATGATTCAGCTAATAGTGGTCAAGTGTTTAATAATCAACCACTTACTATAATAAAAAGAACAAAGTTTAATGCAAATGGTACTATAGCTGGTAATGAGTTTCCAGGTGCTAATATTGCAGATCACACATCTACTAAAGCTAATTTTTTACCATTATCTACACAGTCAGCAACTTGGGCTAGTGGATTTAAGTTAACATTTGCTAGTGCTCCTCCAGTAGTAGATGCTGGCGATTGGAGTACAGATGTAACATGGGACGGAATGCCTGGTGGTAGAAGATTTATAGTTTCAACTACAGGTAACAGTGGTACGGAAATAAATTTAAAAGAACAAATATTTAATATAAATACTGGTTCTTCAGCTGGCTTTAATACGTATAGGTTTGTTATACCTGGTCAAACTTCTGATACTCAAGGTACGTCTATTACAGCTCCTAGGGTACAACCAGCTTCTATAAGTCAAATACCATCAGGAACAGTAATAACTTTTTCTAAAGTTAATGCAAATGTCTTTGGGGATATTGTTATAAAACAAATGCCAGATGTTAAAGTTAAGTTAAAGTTAAAAAAGTCTATACCTGATCAAGTGTATGCTTTTCCAGGTGATAGCATAGCAACTACAAGTACAAGAACTGGAACTGCTACAGCTAAAGTTAATAACGCAATAAGCAACACAACAGCTTTAGTGGTAGATACTAATTCTGGAACAATTGTTGTTGGAGACAGAGTTACTGGTAGTGGTGTTGATTTTAATGTTACTGTAGCTTCTTTGACTAATCAAAATAATTTGGTTTTATCTTCTGCTCAAAGTATATCTAACGATGTTGATTTAACATTTTCAGCTGTAACTACTTCTGCTACTTACGATATAATTAGTTCATACTCAGAACACGAACCTATTAGTGGATCAAGCAAGTATATAGCTAACATAAGCAAGATAATGCAAGCTATTGATGTTTCAGGTCAAGATGCTCAAAGCTTTATATTAAGCGAATTAGAAGAAGTAGGTACTGATGATTTTAAATATCAAAAAGCAACTTTAACTTATACTGGTACAGCTAGCATAACTACTGGTACTAGTTTAAGCTTTACGGCTCCAGCAACTTCTACTGCTAATGTAAAAGGTGCAATTAGTGGTGTTAGTACTTTAGTAGTTGATGGTGAAGTTGGTGATATAATAATAGGTGATGTTATTTCAGGGACTGGAATATCTGGTACTCCTACAGTTACAGCCGTTGATTTATCTGAAACAGATGAAACAACACTAACTTTATCAGAAAATGAATCATTAAGTAATGATACTGTTTTAACCTTTACACGCACTATAACAACTACAATACCTGGTGCTGTTTATGTTGGTAGTAGTATTGATTATAATATACACAATTCAGATGGTACTATAGTAAGTTCTCATACAAATACAGTTGCTGGTATAAATACAGATAGAACTGTAATAACACTTGGTACAGCTATTACAGGTTCTAGTACAATAACAACTGGTACAGTTTTCTTATTTAATAAAACAACACCAGAAAATTGGGATTTTAATCTTAAAAATACAAACGGAACAATTACTGGTACTACCAGAGGTAATACATATTCTATTACTGGTGATCTAGAAATATCTAAGTATGGTTTAGCAGACTTAACTTTAGAGTTAGATTTAGATAAATTATTATCACATAAAAGACAGGGTGTAGCTACAGTTTTTGTACCAACGGGAACAACTAAAAAAGCAATTAAAACCTTAGTTACTGGTGATGTGTTAGAAGCTGCACTACTAAGTGGTCACAATAGAATTGAAGTTGATAGCGGTAGTTCTATTACGTATCGTGGTACTGGATACATCATAGCTGAGCTAGATGGGAACGAACTTAAAGAAGGTAATAATAACACGCAAGGAGGACAAAACCAGATAGTTATAACAGCTACTTCATCATTAATTGGTTCTCTTAATTCACCTAAAATAACTGTATTAGAAATATTTGGTTTAAAAGTAACAAACCCAGATTATACAAGTACTTGGACATCTTTATCTAACGGTAAATATCAAGGTGGACCTGCTTCTAAATTAGGTTTTACTTGGGCTGCTACTATAGCAAATGGTACTTCTGTATCAGATCCATTAAACATACAGTTTGGTGTAACAAAAAGTGGAGCATCAGCTTAAAAAAATAAAAATATGCCAGATTCAATACAAATGACATTTAGTAATCCTATAAATACATCACTGCAAATTGGTGATACTATCTATAAAAGTATAGTTACCTCCGGTGTTGGTGCTACGCCTGTGGAGTTAGGTAAATGCACAAGTTTGACTACTACAGTGATAACATGTCAAATACCTACTACCTTAGCAAGACCTGGTGGTACAGACTTTATATTGTTTAGTAAAGATAACAAATCAAATCTATCATCACTAAACGGTTATTTCGCAGAGGTTGAGATGAAAAATGATTCAACAACTAAAATAGAATTGTATCAGGTTGGATCAGATGTATCAGAAAGTAGTAAATAAAACATTAATAGTGTAATTATAATAATAGATGGAATTAGAAAAACCAAAAGAAAATTCATTAGAACAAGTAAATGAATATAGAGATAAAGTATTAGATCTTGAACAAGAGCTACTTGAATCTGGCTTGGCTATAACTGGTGAAGAGTTTGATAAAGTAAATCCTTTAAAGCACTCATTCGCTGATGGTTGTTATATTAGAGAGATATTCATGCCAGCTAAAGAACTAGTAATAAGTAAGATACACAAGAAATTACATCCTTTTTTTATATTAAAAGGTAAAGTTTCTATTCTAACAGAGGATGGTGTTCAGTACATAGAAGCTCCATACAATGGTATTACAAAACCTGGAACTAAAAGAATATTGTATATGCACGAAGATACTGTTTTCATAACGGTGTCTGTTACAGACAAAACTGATTTAAAAGAAATAGAAGAAGAGCTTATAGCAAAGGATTTTAGCGATCCACTTATTACTAAAGCTGATTTAGAATTATTAATTAAAACAAAAACAAAATAATATGACATTTGGAGCAATAGCAATAGTAGGAGGAGCCATGGCTGTGGCTGGAACAACTGGAGGTTTAATTGGAGGTAGCAAAGCTAAAAAAAGAGCAGCTGCTGCTCAACGAAAAGCTAATGCAAATTTTAGCAAAGAAAAGAGAGCGTATAAGAGCTTTCAGTTTGAGAACAAATTTGGTAGTTTACAAAACACAGCTGCTGGAGCTACTAACTTTGCTGAAAACCTAGAGAATTTTGGGGTAGGAGTTCAAAATAGAGCAGACAATATGCAGAACTTTTCTTCTAGAATGCAGAACACAGCGGAAGATTTAACTGTTAACACTCAACAAGCAGACTATCAATCTCAGCAACAGCAACAAGGTTTAGCAAACACAATGGGTAGTTTGCGAGGTGCTGCTGGTGGTAGTGGTATAGCATCACTAGCGCAAGCAATGGCTGGTCAACAAAGTCAAAACCTACAACAATCATCAGCATCAATAGGTATGCAGGAATCACAAAACGCTCAAATGGCTGCTCAACAAGGCGCTCAAATACAGCAAATGACCGCACAAGAGTCAAGTTCTAATCAAGGTGCACAATTACAAGCAGCACAGTTTGGTGCTAACATGTCTCAGGCTAATCAAATGGCATCTGTAGATGCTCAGTCCAGAAATCAAGAGATGTTTATTAATCAAGCATCTCAAAATCAAATGCAAAAAGCTCAAGGAGCTATGGCTGTACAAGGAATGCAGTTTGATAGACAAAGCACTTTATTTGGCATAGCAGGAGAGCAAGTTGGTGCTGCTAACTCACAGATGCAATCCGCAAGACAACAAACAGCAGACGCTTTTAGTGGATTAACTAGTGCTGGCGGATCCATGCTGTCATCGGCAATTCCTGGTCTGGGTGAATGATCGTAAAGAAATAAAATTATAGTATATTAAAAATAAAATTATGGCAGCAGACGTAGGATTAATAAAAAGTGTAAGTCAAGCTTATAAAAATAACGAAGTTAATTATAACGTTGGTAAAGGAATTGCTGACCTTGGAGACAAGGTAGCAGCTGGTATATCAAAAAGAGGTGAGTTACAAAGAGCTAAAGAAGAAAAAGATAACCTACGTAGGGAAAAACAAAGTGCAGCTCAAAAAAGATCATCAGATAAGTTTAGTAATAATTTAGTAGAAGCATCTGGACATGCAAAGACAACGAAACAAACAGAAATGATTCTATCTAAAGCAAAAGATTGGAGATCTGAATCTAATGGTCATTTTAAGATTATGTCTGAATTTCCTTCTGACTCACCTGAATATGCATCAGCACAAGAGGGACTTTTAAAAATAAGAACAGGGATGCAAAACTCAGTAGAGAGTCTTGATAATTTAAATTCTATAATGAGTTCAAGACAAGAGTTAGCAGACAAGGACGGTTACGCGGATTTCAATACTGTTGAAAATGGTGATGCCGAGCCTGACGATACTATAATGAATAGAACTAATAGTTTCTTAGAAGAAGAATATGAAGCTAAATGGGATGATAATGGATTTTTAGTAATAGCAGATGGTACAGATGAAGAAGGAAACGCCAAATATAGTTCTATTGATGACTACGACACAACGCTAGCTAGGGTTGCTGATACAGAGATATCTGATAAATTTGTAGGCATTACTGATGTTCTTCAAAAAGATGGTGATTTAGGAAAAGAAATAGATGTTACAGACCTAGAACACGACTTTAATCTATATAGAGAAAATCTAAAAAAGCCAGGTCAAGTTAGAACTGATCAATTACTTACTTTGTTCACTGACAATCCTATACCTGGTGTTAACTTAAAAGAAACTAACGAGGACCTTATAAATAGATTACAGAGTTCAGACATTGAGATTAGAACAAAAGCTAAATCAGATGCTGTTAATTACTTGTTTGGTGAAGAAAATAAAGGGGATGGTTTTTTATACAAAACGGCAGTTAAACTACACAAAGGTAAATTAGATAGATATAATGCTATTAAACAAAAAGAACAAGAAGATAGATTAGCTGTTGCTAGAGCATCAGGTGGTGGAAAAACATACTCAAAAGCAGAAGAAAGTGACATGAAAGTTATAAATGCTTTGAGTGTATTATCTAAACAATCTCAAGAACCTGCAAGCAACCTAAACATACTAAAAACACTTGCTAAACCTAACGAGTATCCTGTTGATTTTAATGGTGAAATGCTTGACAAAGCAAAATCAGATAAAATGTTAGAAATATCAAAAGATAATTTAACTAATAACTTAAGAAAACACTTAGGAGATAATAAACTCACGGTAAATACGAAAATTGATGATAATGGTGTAACAAAATTTATGTTATCAGGTAGTGATGGTAGATCAAGTGGTGATTATACAATAGAAGAATTGTTTGCTCCAGTAACAAATATAAATGGATTATCTTACAAATATGCCACACTTAATCAAGTTTTAGGAGAAGAATAATCAAAACAACACATGAATAAATTCTATTTAAACGGTTCTGAAATATCTTTTGAGCAAATAAAAACTAATGCTGAATCCGAAGGGTTAAGTGTTGAGGATTATATGAAGTCAAGTAAAATAACTTCAGAGGCTATAAAACTTGATCAAGGAAAACAATTTGACACTGATTTTGATTCTGCAACAAATAACATAGAAGAGAAAAAGCCTGAAAAAGAAAAGCAAAAAGTAAAAAAACAAGAAAGTTCTTTACCCAGCTATGCCGGTATGGGTGTATATGTTCCTAAAAAGGATTTTGTTGATCAAGATTTTACATATGAACAATTAGACAATGCTAATGAAAGTTTAGATGTTAAAACACTAACTAAAGAAATAGAAGATAAATATAGTGATCAATTTCTTTTTGACGAAGTAGAAGAAGTGAACCGTGGTCAATACTTAGGTATGGGTGTTTACACTCAAGATCAAAAAATAATAAAAAAACCTTACGAGAAAGAACTTAAAAATCTTAAGATAGAATTATCAGAAATAAACAATAAGGTACCGTCTGACGAAGAACTTGAGGCTACTTTAAGAAGAAGATTAGCTGATCAAGAAATAGTAGATTTAAAGAAGTATGAGACAGATCAATTTATTAAATCATTAACACCAAAAAAACAAAAAGAATTTTTAGGTAAAAATAGGTTAGATTACAAAACCTTAAATGATGACTACAACTTTGATGAAAATCAAATAAAAGTAAATAAAGATTATGATTCTTTTATATCTAGACAAACTTTACTTGAAGAGTCCGAACAATTTAAATACAAAGAAAAAATTGAAAAAGACTTAAATGATCCTAATTTTATATTTGGATCTGGTGTTGAAGGTGAAGAGCAATTTACTTTTAATGGTAAAAAAGTACCAAAATCAATAGTTGACAAATATACTATAGCTAATGAATTTGTAAGTAAAGAATCTAATCTTATAAGCGGTATGTATGATTCATATCAAAATAACAGAGAAAATTATAACAGTAATTTAAAAGAGAAGTTTGATTTAGAACTAGAATTTGATTTACTAAGAAGAGATTATGATTCTTTAAGTAAAAATGCAAACTCAGCTTATAACGTCACTAAGGGAATAGTGTTAGGAGGAGCAGCTTATATAGCTGAGGCCAGTGTTAATACTGGTGCTGGTATGGGATTAGGTGTACTAGGTATAGTAGCAGCTGACAAGATGAAAAGAACTCAGATCCAGCATAGGATTGAAATGGAGAAAGAAAGATTTAACTATGCTCCTGATGTTCAGTTTAAAGATGCTTTTAAAGATGGTAACTTTGGTGAGTTTCTAATGCAAGAAATAAGTACACAGGCACCTATAATAGCTACTATGATGGCTACAGGCGTTGCTGGTGTAGGTATTATTGGTGTATCTTCTGCTGGTAATCAAATATCAGACATGGATTACGAGGAGATGATGTCCAAAAAAGATAAATATAAGTTTAATGATATTGAATATAGTAATACTGAAAAGTTTTTAATTGGAACTGGTTTTGGATTAGCTGAAGGTGTACTAGGTAGTTTACCAACAGCTAAAATATTAAAACAAGGAGCAACATTATTTAGTAGAGCTGGAAAAAGAGAAGTAGCTAAAGTTGGGTTTAGAAAGTACATAAAAGAAAATGCGTGGAACGGGGTTGTAGTACCTACTTTTATGGAGTCTTCAACTGAGGGTTTAACTTCAATAGCTCAAAACCTACTAACTGGTAGACCAGTATTAGAAAATGTAGGTCATGCTGTTTTTTCTGGAGGCTTATTTGGATTTGGCATGTCTGCAGCACCTGTACTTGGAGCAGCAGCAGCTAGTAAGTTTGCTGATTATGATTCATACTCTACATACAGAAAAAACATATCAGAGATGGGTAAGTTAAATGCTGAATTTAAAAGTAAGCATCCTGAAATACCTTTCTTTGAAAGAGTAGCGGCTTTGAAAGGTGAAAAAGTAAAAGAACGAACTGATTTTAAAGAAGACAAAAAAGCATTAGATAAAAAAGTAAAAGAATTAAAAGAACAAAACGACGACATTCTATATGAATTAGATGGTAACATGAGGGACAAGTTATCAGAGGAAAGCTATAAACTTCATGTTGGTGCCATAGATACACAGGAAACATTAAGAATTGAAGCTGAAAAAATAATAAACAGTGATCAAAGTCAACAGTCTAAAAACGAAAAGCTAAAGCCGTTAAAAGAAAGATTTGATCGTTACCAACAAGCTATTGATTTATTTAAAAACCCAAAAGACTTTGGCAATCAGTATCATTATTTACAAGAATCAGATCCTAAGCAATACGACGATATAAGAAAAGAAGCTGAAAGAGCAATAAAAGAAGATAAAGGTTTATCGCCAGAAGATATAGTTAGTGATAAAGATTTAAAAAAGAAATCTTTTGATATATACATACAAAGACAAGTTACAGCTGATATAGCTAATACAAAAGAATTAATAATAGAAACTGGATTAGGTTCTGTTGATTATTTAAATGCTAAAGTAATTGAATTTAAAACACCTGAGGAAGCTCAGGCTTATGAAGATAAAAGAAGAAATGAATCTCAAGAAGCAGAAAATAAAAAAGCTGAAAAAGAAAAAAGACAACCATCAACAATTAAACTAAACGTTGTAAAAAACTCTAACGGTTATAATTTACAAACAGCTGATCCTAATCAAAAAAATGAAGTAGTTCTTATAAGAGATCAAATGGTAAGTAATCGTAGAACCAGAACTGGTGTACACGAAATAGGTCATGGTATTTTTACTGAATTATTAAAGATAGATAACAACTCTAAACAAATGAAAGAGTTAGCTGATACTATAATTAGATGGACCGGAGAGACAAACAAAGCGGCTTATGACAAGATGTTTAGTGGTTTATTTGGTAATCAAACAGCTGATAGAAAACCAAGTGAGATTGTTGCTAACTTTATTGAAAGAGTAGCTGATGGCACTATAGATCTTAAATCTAAACAATCTAGAGGTTTTACTGGATTATTTTCATCATTAGTTAATAAAATGATGATTGGTAAAAGAGGTGATAAAGCTAAAATAGATTTTCAAGGTGAAACAGATGTAATACAATTTATTGGTGGTATTGCTAAAAAACTAGGCGATGGTAGTTTAAGTAAAGAAGATTTAGATGCTATTAGAGGAAATAAAGAAGTATTTACTAAATCAAAAGGTGAAGTAAAAGAAGGTGTTAGTAAATCTGAGATAACACCTAGGATGAAAGAACAATCCAAAAGAGCACAAGATATATACAAGGAAGAAGGTTCACAAGGTGTTTGGAATGCTATTGAAGAAGGTTTATTTGACCCTTTAATATCTAAAATAGTAAATAAAAGAAGAGCTGTACCTGGATACAACGAACAGGAAATGTCTGATAGGCTTAAGTTTGATGAAGGCGGATTAGTTGATTTATTTAGAACATATGACGGATCTGTACCAATAGCTGCATATGTAGCCAAGATATTACCTATGAGAGCTGTTAAGCTTTTTGAAGGTATATTAAAGGAAAAGTTTGAACAAAGTTATTCAACAGTTGATACTGAATTTTTAGCTGAAACAAGTTTAGACTTTCAAACAACTCAAGAAGAAACTACACAAACAGAAGAAGATGCTGAAGCTGAAGCACAGAGAGTTGGGGGTTTAATTGATCCAAGAACTTTGATGGATGATAGTTTATCTGGCAAAGCCACGGAAACAATAAGTAATAATATGCCTGATTTTGGTTCTGAAAAAACAAGCTTTAAATCATTACCTGATTTATCTCCAGAAACAACAGCTGAAAGATTTCAGATACCAGTTAAAAAATTAATTCCTAAAAACAATTTTACTCAAGGTGAACTCAAGAATACAATGAGAAATCTTGATGAAATGTTTGATGATTTTGTAAAGATATTTCCTAAAGGTGCTGTAGTTGATAAAGCAGTAACTCAAAAGTTATATGGTACATCTACTGGATTGCCTACTAATGTGTTAACGTCTTTTTATAAAAAAGGTGATAGAATCGATACAGCATCTGGTTTACCTATATATGACTTAACTCCAGTTACTAAAGAACAGTTTAGACAAGAGCTTGGTATATTACCTGATGGAAACATACCTGATAAGGTTTTTATACAATCACCACAAGCTCAGACAGCTAAAGGTTTAGCCATAATGTTTGGTAAGTTAGTTACTAACACTACAGTTAGAGAACAATTGAAACCTGATGAAGGAAGTAGTCAGCAAATAGCTGATATTGGAGCTGGCAAAAGTGAATTAATGTTGAGTCAAGCTATTGCTGATCAAATGTATGGAAAAACATACGATAATTTTAAAAAAGGTTCTGAGAGTTTTATAACATTAAATAATCCAAAAGATATAAAAAAGGCATACAAAGAAGCGTTTGCAACCTATAACTTTGAATATGAAGATCTTATATTGGAGCAGATGGAAAAATCTGCTAAAGCTTGGGAGAAAAGCAAAAGTAAACTTACTTTAGGAAAGTACATATACGAAGAAACTTTAGGTAGAACTTTTAAAAGAACTTTTCAAGGTATATTAGATTTAGAAAAAGGAAGTTTAGATTTTCGAAGTGAAGAACAAATAAAATCTGCTAGAGAATCATTTAAACTTTTAATTGACAGAATAGGTGTTGATTCAGCTTTAAAATATGTAGGACCTACAGTAAAAGGAGCTTATGGACTTAAATCAGGTGGCTTTAAATTAAATTTAGAAACAGGTGGATTTGATATAGCAAAAGGTTCGTTAAAGTATTTTTTAATAGGAGGTAGACCTGATTTTTTCAAAAATTTCATAGATAATGCATCTTATAAATCAGGTTCGCAATCGGCAATCATAGACGATGTTGAAACAACATTACCTACTGTTTTTAGGCAACGATATGAAGTTGAGTTCGGCGAACAACAACAAGATAGAATTCGTCAAGCAGAAGATCAAAGAGAAGGATTTAGACAAATAGTTGATACTTTAAAAGATTTATATGAAAAAAATAAAATAAGCAAAAATGATCTTGGTATGATACTAATGACATTTAATTCTAACGGAGAAGGTTTAGTTAGAACAGCTGCAATACCAAATTTACAAATTGAAAATTTAAACTCAAATAATGATAAGGATTATATTTATGAGCATGTTAAACCCGCTAGGCAAGTTATACAAGAAATACTTGGTCTTTATATATTAAATAAAGACGGTAATAATACTACGTTTGATCAAATAATGGAAGATTTTAGAGTTGCTATTATACCTAAAACATATGATAAAATCATAAGTAAATATTTTAAATCACATTTGCCTAAAGACGCTAATAACAAAGCTATAAAAGCTAAGATGGTTGATGGATATTATTTAGCCGCTAGGTATAATGATAAAAGAGTTATTAAAGCAATACAAGAAAGTGAAGAAAAATTACCTCCTCTTAAAATAGTAGAAGTAAAAAAACAAGAAACAAAGCAAGATGAGCTTTCTAAAAGTGATGGTGATTTAAGTGGTAGATTTAATGGTATAATAGAAGAAACAAAGGGTAAAAAAAATAAATTAGCATCAGCTAATAAGATTATACCAGAAGTTATAGCTAGACAGAAAGGTGCTACAATAGGTAAGTACAAATTCTTTGTTCCTCCTTCAGCAGATGATTTCATGGGTCTAATGTACGCTTTTATGGGTGAGGGTTCTAGAGGAGAGCTTCATGGACAGTTTTTTGAAGAAACATTAAACAAACCGTATAAAAGAGGTATAGCAAAACTAGAGTCTGCTAAGCAGAAAATAGAAAGTGATTACAAAGATCTAAGAAAAAAGTATCCTAAGGTATCTAAAAAGCTAAGTAAAAAAATGCCTGACTCTGATTTTACTTATGATCAAGCTATAAGAATATTTCTTTGGAAAAGTGGAGGTTTTGATATGAATGAAACTGGTTTAGAACCAGATACAGCTGAAGGTAGAAAATTAATAAATGATGCTTTTTTCGCTATAGCTAAAGATAGAGAAATACAACAGTTTGCTAGAAAATTAGGTCTTATTACTGGTCAAGAAAAAGGTTACATAGAACCAGGTAGGGATTGGTTGGTTGATAACATAGCTAGTGATTTAAATAGTATTTCAGACAAAATAGGTAGAAAACAATTCCTACAAGAATTTACGGATAATTATAGGGAAATATTTAACAAGCAAAACCTAAATAAAATAGAAGCCATATATGGTACTAGATTTAAGCAATCATTAGAAGACATGCTTTTTAGGATGGAAAAAGGTACTAACCGAAATTTTGGATCTGAAGATGCTAGAGCAAATGCTTTTGCTGACTTTTTAAATGGTTCTGTTGGTACTATAATGTTTTTTAATAGTAGATCAGCTGCATTACAAACACTATCCGCAGCTAATTATGTTAACTGGAGTGATAACAATTTATTAAAAGCTGGTACAGCATTTGCTAATCAACCACAGTATTGGAGAGATGTTGTAACATTATTTAACTCTGACAAACTAAAACAAAGAAGAAAAGGATTTAAAATAGATGTTAATCAAGCTGAGATGGCAAGCAGCGTGGAGGGTTCTACAGATTCTTATAAGAAAGCTTTAAGATTCCTACTTAAAATTGGTTTTACACCTACACAAGCTGCTGATGGTTTAGCTATTTCTGCTGGTGGAGCTACTTTCTATAGAAATAGAACTAAAACTTATCAAAAACAAGGGTGGGATCTGAAAGAAGCTGAAGCAAAAGCTTTTGAGGATTTTTCTGAGTTAACTGATAAGCATCAGCAGTCTTCTGATCCCTCGATGGTATCTGAGCAACAAGCAAATAAGTTTAGTAGGTTTGTTTTGTCTTTCCAAAACACATCCATGCAATATAACAGAATGATGAAGAAAGCGGCATTAGACTTAGCTAATCGTAGAGGAAATCCTGCAGAAAACGTTTCTAAAATAGTTTATTACGGTTTTGCTCAAAACTTTATATTTAACTCACTATCTAGTGCTTTGTTTGCCATGTCATTTGATGATGAGGAAGAAGTTGAAAAGAAAGAAATAAGAGTAATAAATAGTATGGTAGATACTATATTAAAAGGATCTGGCTATCATGGAGCAATAGCCGCTATGGTTAAGAATACAGCATTTGAAGTATACAGACAAGAGAGTAAAGATTATGGTATAGATTATGCATATGTAGGTATAGCTATAGCTAACGTAGCACCATCTATTGGATCTAAGTTTAGAAAAGCATATCAAATAAAACAAACAATAAAATACAATAAAGATTTAATAAAAGAAAGAGGTTTTTACCCTGGTACTTTAAATCCAACAAAAACTGGTAAAAAAGAAAGCTTTGGATTCAAAGGTGCTAGCAACACATTTGATAACCCTGCTTACATGATTGGTGGACTTGCTACTAGCGTTTTTACTAATATACCATTAGATAGAGCTGTTAAAAAAGTTTCTAACTTAACCTATGTGTTAGATAATTCTGTAAAAGCTTGGCAGAAGTTAGCCTTATTGTTTGGATGGGGTACATATGATCTTGGAGTTAAAAACTCAGATGGTGTTTTAATAAAAGAAAGAGCTCAAGACGAAAGAAGAGAAGCTGGTTATAAAAAATCCGCTGCAACTAGAAAGAAAAACTCTAAAACAAATAAAAGATCAGCTGTTGAGGAGATAGAATATAAAAATTCAATAGAATATATAGAGAAAAAACGAGCTGCGAATAGAAAAAAGACACAAAAGAACTAGAGAGCTTAATAAATAATTAAAACAAGTAATAATAATATAAGACACAACTATAATAAATATGGCAAAAGAATTAGGAGGAGGTACAAATATGGGGGTTGACGTTGATGGAGATGGTAAACCTGATTTTCACTTAACATTGAAGACTATCGGTATGATAGTGGCAGCAGTTTTTACGTTAGGTAGCATGTATGTTAAGTTGCAAATGGATATAGATGAAGCAAAGCTATTACCGCCTGCATCTATAGATAGAAGAGAATATGATCTCAAGAACGACTGGACTAAAGAGCACATTAGTGATCTTGAAGAAGAAGTTAAAGAGATGCAAAAGCATATTGAAAAAATGACAGATAAATTAGCTAGAAAGAAAGACAGATGAAACTAGAACTAAAAAGATTTAGCTCAGGAGCAGACTCGACATTAGGAATATTACTTGCTGATGGAGTGTTTGAATGCTTTACGCTAGAGGATGAATATCGTACCGATAAAATAAAAGGTGAAACACGTATACCGGCAGGTATTTACAAGGTAGAAAAGCGTGAAGTGCTTAGTGGATTAACTGAGAAGTATCGTAAAAAATATCCTTGGTTTGATTTTCACTTTATGTTACAGGATGTACCTAATTTTCAATACGTCTATATTCATATAGGTAACGATGACGATCATACTGATGGTTGTTTGTTGGTAGGTGATTCTATTAAGTCTAATAGGTTTAATAATGATAACAACTTAACTACCTCAGGACCAGCATTTAAGAGATTATATCAAAAAATGTCTGATGCTGATAGTGTTGAGGTAACTATCGTAGATGATATTTGTTAATTATGGCTATCAGGAAAACAACAAAAGGAGCAGGTAGAAACTTTAGAACAACTAAAGAAGGTGCAGGTATGACAGCTAAAGGTGTAGCTGCATATAAAAAAAAGAATCCTGGTAGCAAGTTAAAAACAGCTGTTACGGGAAAGGTTAAAAAAGGTAGTAAAGCAGCTAAAAGAAGAACAGCTTTTTGTTCTAGATCAAAGAGTTGGACAAGTGAAAGGGGTAAGGCAGCTCGTAGAAGATGGAAATGTTAATTATATGAAATCAAGAGGATTAGGAGATAGTATAGAAAAGTTCACAAAAGCAACTGGTATTAAAAAAGTTGTCAATAAAGTATCTAAAGAGTTAAATATCCCTTGTGGATGTGAGGGTCGTAGAGATGCAATGAATATTTTATTCTCATATAATAATAAGAAATGAAAAAATTTAAACCACACATGATGTATAGTCCGTCTGGTAAAGGAACCATGGCTAACACATATGCAAAACATCTAGCATTAAAAAAGAAAAAACACAGTCATACTAAACCTAAGAAGAAATGAAAAAGAAAGGAAAAAACACTTGCTGGGCAGGTTACGTAGCTAAAGGTAAAAAGAAATCACCTAGTGGTAAGAAAACAAAAGGCGGTAAAGCTAAGATGGTAAATAACTGCGTTAAGAAATAAAAAAAGCCGATCGTTATGACCGGCTTTAGTATTATGTATAGCGTAAAGTTATAACTTTTAGCCTTTAGCCATCACAGCTAAGACAATCTTCGTCCATAGCTCTTTCGGCTATATCTCCACGCAGAACTGATTCAGTTCTCATATAATATAAGGTTTTAATACCTTTCTTCCAAGCCTCAAGATGCACTTTGTTTATAAACTTAGGATCTGCTACTGAGGGAAAAGCTAAATTCAAGCTAACACTCTGATCTATATACTGTTGCCTTATACCTGCTTGATTAACTAGTTCTAGTTGATTGATCTCCTTAAAGGTTTTAAATACCTCCTTAGTATCATCGTCGAGTCCTTCGACATCCTGAACGGATCCACCGTCAGCTAATATCTTCTCCCAAATCTCACTGGTATTTTTACCTAACTTATCTAAGACTTTTTCCAGAGTAGGGTTTTTACGTATGAAAGTGCCTTTAGCACTCTGTTCAGTAAATACATTAGCAGCCCAAGGCTCAATGCCGGCACTAATATTACCACTAAGCTTGCTGTTACTAACAGTAGGAGCGATAGCTCTAAGATGAGTATTCCTAAATCCCGTACCAACACACCAGAGCGGTTCCCCGTACTGATTAGCAAGAGCCATACTAGCTCGTTCACTCTCAATTTTAATTTGGCTAAATATTCTTCGTGTTTCATGTTGTGCTAATAATCCCTCAAATGGTAGATGCTTTTCTTGTAGATATGTATGCCAACCTAAAACGCCTAGACCTACGGCTCTACCTTTTACAGCAGATCTAACAGCATTTTCAAATCCTTTCAAGCCTTTAGCTCTCTGTATAAACTCTTCCATTACACCATCTAAGAAGAAAGTACTATCGTATATTAAGTTAGTATCTTTCCACTCATCATACTTAGCTAAGTTTAAGCTAGACAGACAACATACAAAGCTATGGTTCTCATCTGTGTGTAATGCTATCTCAGAGCATATGTTTGTCATAAACACCTTCAAGGCATTGTCTTTATATGCTGGAGGATTTACTTTGTTTATATTACCTTTAAACATAATATAAGGCTCACCTGTTGCTTTACGTTTCTGTAATAATGCACTCCACTTTCTTCTTGCAACTTTATCTCCAGCACTTAACTTACGCATAAACTTATCACCAATAACTGCACATTGATGCATGTTAAGTGATTGTCTATTGACATCACCTTTAGGCTCTCTTATCTCTAACCAGCTTTCAAAGTCTGCATGCTCTATGTTTAGATTAACACTAGCTGCGCCTCGTCTAACTGATCCTTGATTTGTTGCTAATATAGTTGAATCATATATCTTACAAAAAGGTACTACACCATCAGATGTGCCATTGCCTGTAATGCTTGCACCTGCAGGTCTGATTTGGTTAATACCAATACCAACGCCTCCACCATGTTTAGCTAGCAACATCATCTCTAAATTCTTAGTACCTATATCATATATTGAATCAGCTACATCTATACCAAAACAACTAATCGGTAAGCCTCTGTCTGTGCCTGTATTAGACAACACAGGAGATGCTAAGCATAACCAACCGTTCCATATGTAGTCGAAGAATTTATCTGCCATCTCTGGCTTGTTTAAACGCCTCGAAACAGCATTTGCGACGCGTCTGTATGCATCACGCGGTGTCTCATCTGGAAGTA